AGTACTTTAGATGAAGGATATCCATTGATAACTTCACGAATTTCTAAAGTGAATCCTGTAACAGGATCTTTCTTCTTGAAGAATAGGTCGATGTCTTTCATGTAGATAGACTTAGCACCTTGTCCCATACCAGTTTTGATAAAGAACGTCTGTGCTAGTGGATCCCATCTTCGTCTCCACGTTTCACGGAAAGAAACGTTATCAGTCGAGAATGTATCTACTACATCTGTTCTAAAATCAGGGCTACGTGTAGTAACGTCTAGCGCAGATTTGGATATACCAAAGTTATATGCACGATAAGTTACTGAGCCGTAAGATGTGCCTGCAGACTCAATGCTTGAGTATTGAGATACGTCACTAATTTCTAGTTTGTTTTCGCCAGCATAGAATGTCTCTGCGGGGACGATAAATACCGCCGCAAGAACACCCTTGCTGTCTGTAGATACTGCTTGACCTGGGCTAGTGGTTGCGCCTGATTCGCCTTTCTTAGGGAATACATCTTGTACGCCAACACTAACTGATCCATCGCCGTTATCTATTCCAACATATTGTCCAGGTGTTACGTGTGCGTTTACGTCTATGCCTTCAGCAAAGTAGAAATAGTGTCTAGTGTTAGGACGTAGTCCTGTGACAAGAACTTTGATCTCTTTTGATTTGATGAACGGTCTGAATGATACGTCTGTTACAAAGTCTCCAACACCTTCCATAGTGTTTTCGTTTGTGTCGAAGCCCATAGTGAGTGTTTCAAACTCTTGTCTCCAAGTATCGAACATACCTCCTACTTGCATGCCACCTATAATCTGTGAAGGTGCCGCAGTTGAACCAGCTAAGAACACATCACTCGTTGGGTTGTCTGTGGTGAGAGGAAAAAACTGTTGCAAGTTTTCCATGAAGTCAATCATAGGAGTAGCAATATCAATACTAATATTCGTATCTGGGTTTCTAATAGTATCATAGTCTGAACTAAACTTAGGAGTAATCTCTGCTGAACCTTCATAGTTGTAGAAGTTAGAGACACAGTTTCTAAAGTTAGTAGCGTATGGCTGTTCGATTTGAACTACACGTGAACCGTCTTCTGCTAGAGAGGTGAATTCACCGAAAGCTGATACGCCATCAGATGTAGTTGTACGTCTCTTCAGATCAACGTTGAATGTTTTCAATGCAGGCATAGCAACCTTATATGAAGGATCTATAGCCATTTTGAATTCTGGATCTTCTACGTCTGATGTAGCAAAGTTTTCAAAAGTATCGACTAAGAAACCATTCTTGAATCTGTTTGCGCCAGAAGAGTCTGGAATAAACATCTCATTTGCAGACATTTCAAGTGCGTTCAGTGCTACTTGATTTGTCAGTCTCTTGATTCTTGTGTCGAACTTTGTGATGTCTTTCATCGTATAATTACGAATAGTTTTCGAAGATACTCGAAGTGGATTCGAACCAGAAAGGGATATGTCAGCACCAGGAATATAGATTTCACCTAACTGAAATACATCTTGCACATCAGGAATACTTGGCTTCTCAGCGGGTGAGCCTTGAACAATATCAAACTCTCCTCTTGAGTCAACCACAACCGAATCGATACGTGGAAGAAAAACTTCATGCGTTGATAAGATCGTAGACAAGTCAGCAATTGGAGTATTAGGCACTATAGTCTTAGCGACAGCCTGAACAGCAGGTGCACCAGCAATACCAGTTGAGTAAACAATGGTTGGGGTTGCATAGGGTCTAAAGTCTATTGCGTTAGGTAAGTCGATAGATACTGCATTCAGTGTAGTATAACGTCTTAGCAGTGTTTTGTCAATGCCTGAATAACTATTGACTGTCAAATAACCGTTGCCAACTGTAGATGTTCTACGTAGAACTGTCGCTTTTACACGTAAAGCTTGACCAGTGCCACTTGTATTGTTGAGTGCTTTACCCTTCTTCAACTGAATATATGATATATCGTAGTAACCATCTTTTTGGTTATTTACCAGTCTAAATCTGTTTGTGATGTCTTCACCAGCTCCAGTATCATCTATAACTTCAAGCAGTTTCACAGCATTCGGTAAACCGATTACGCCCTTATTATTCGTAGTATCATATGTCAAAGTCATATAAACATCGATAGCAGACAATGAGTCAGCAGAGATTTCTTTTTCAATGCGATCATAGTAGACGTATGAGAGAGTGCCAGCACCTAAATTAGGAGGTGCGCCTACTGATACTTGAGTACCGCCACTTGGGAAAGCACTAACGGTAATTCCGTTATCTGGTGGTGGTACAAGTTCTGAAGCACTGTTTACCATTAGAATGTTTGTTGGTAATGGCTGAGTAGTAGGTGTAGGCTCTAATACGAATGATCCGTCTGCTGAACTTACACTCTCACGTACTCTTCTTACAAAGTTTAGATTGGTAATACTCTTTACGTGGTTACTTCCTAATGGAAATACTTTTGCACCTGCGTTGATCTCAAAGAGACCAGCGGTTATTATTGTTCCGCTTGCGGCTGGACCACCAATAGAAGCTACGTCTGTATTGATATATGCTGCCAATTTTTCTACAGCGTAAACATAAATTCTACCTGTTGTAATACCAGCAGTAGTGCTTTGCGAGATGCTAGATATTGAGCATGAGCCAATGATATTATTACCAACATCATACATCTGATATCGAGTGCCGTCTACGTCAAATGCATTTAGAGTAATAGCATTACCCTGATTGTTTTGGGGTGCTTGCCAAGAGAATTCGAAGTATTGTCCAAAGTGTGCGCCAGTTCCTTCATTGTTTCGTATGATAGTGTCGCTTGATCCTAGTGGAGCAACGGGTAAGTATCTCTTACCTACTGACTCAACTTCGAAACCTTTTACGTATGCTTTACCAGGAGATACCACAGCGTTCACAACACCGCCAACATCTTCTACCGATAAATTCAGTCCTCTTGTCACATAGTCGCCAGACTCTTCATATGTTCTGCGAGCCATAGCCTGTGAGATGGAATTGAATTGAGTAACGTTACGTATAGAAACTGATTCGCCATTTTCAAATCTTATTAGAGCAAAGAAGTCATCTGGCTCATCCGCTGGTTCGTATGCAGAGAGAAGTGGCTTTAGCTGTAATCGATCTGCACCAGGAGCGTTGTCGTTGTTATAGCCCTGTGCGTTATCAAGTAGTGTTGGGTCTTGATTTGATGTAATAATGTTTTCTTGAATATTGAAGCCGAGAGCAACATCTCTAGGAGTAATAGAATACTTCTCTATGATGATCAATTGCTCTTCTACGAATACGAAGTGTCCCTTCTGAAAGATAACGCCTTCATCTACAGAGGCACCAAATGCTTGACCTGTTGGATTATTTACAGATGCTACTGTTGCAGTTGCGCCTGTTACAGGATTACCATCACCATCGATAACTTCTAAAACATCACCGGGGGCGAATTGTTTGATATCAGAACCGTCATCTGCCGATTGAACCGTGTTCAAGTAGTTCACAAAGAAAGTTTTTAGATTCGGGTCACGTGTTTGGAAACCATTGACTGCTTTTAGAATTTTTGCTGTTAGCTGAGTACCTGTACCTTGCTTTCGAACAGTGTACTCTGTTACTACTTCTTCTCCAGTGTTTACATCAACTGCCGTAGATGGCTCATAGACAGTTGGATCCGGCATGCCAGAAGTATCGTTTACTTTGATATAAAAAATATCTACACGCTCAGTAACGTTGATACCTGTAATTACGGTACCTTCTTGATATACATTTGATCCAAAGCGTTCAACCTGTTCTTGCAGGATGGTTTGCAGTTGAGTTAGTTCACGTGCTTGTACCGCACGTGCTGGTCTAAAAAGAACCTTATTGTACTGCTTATACTGAGGGTTAGCAGAATCATAAAAATTCTCATAGTAAGGATCAATGTTTAGGTCTTTATTAATGGCCATCTATAAGTCTCTTTCCTAGAAGTCGAAAACGAATTTGATTTTCTCCCGTCTTTCTGGCTCACGTGCTATTGCATCGAAGTCCACAAAGTGAAGAAGATCGCCGCTGTAATCTACGTATTTTCCTGTGTTCACAACATTATTTATGCTATACGTACCCAGCACATCCGTAGAATTTACGGTTTGTTTGATCTCAACCGATCCTGTTGTAAAAGTGGAATTATGACTGCCTACGTAGTCCACTAGGAACAATGACGTATAGCCAGGGCTCCCTGATGTGTATTTTGATTCGTGTATTCTAGCAGAGAAGGTTTCGCTTCCGACTGTTTGAACGATTATCTTATTTGCGTTAGCGGCTGCCGTAACATCGCCTGATACACGAACTTCCATTCTATTATCTAATGATGTAGGAGAACTTCCGTCTGCAAACCCTGGGTTCTTGACTAGTCCTACACGTGTGTAAGTATTGCTATCTGGCGTGTTATTCAACGAACTTGAAAAGAAGTTAGTGATAACAGACAGTTTAGACATATACAATTCTGAAATTGGATCAGATCCATGACCACCACGTGGTGACATGATTGCTCTCAACGTAGTGAATTCTGATTGATCTTGCAGTGCTGGTGGTAAAATCAGCGAAGCAGTAGCATACTTATAGTGTGTGCCCTTGGTAGCAATCTTCACATCAGTCAATGTTCCACTAGCGTTTACTTCTCCATAAGCTAATGCTCTAGTTCCAGGCGACTGGCTAACTTCAACTTTAGGAACAATGAATGCACTATCTAGAGAATTGATAGCTGGTGCTGTCGCTGTCTGGACAAACACACTAAAGTTTTTTGTAGTTTCGTCTGCGTTATCTGGAGAGTCAGATGAAATGATATCTAATAGTACACCAGTAGTTGTTCTAATATACATGTTAGTGTATGCATTAGGTTCATGAGTAGGCGCTACATCAGTACCAAGCGTTTTCAATTCAATTTCATATGTGTTATTAGTTGAATCTGCTACGTTTACACTTTGAACTTGAACAGTGCCTAGATTATACGCACCCCCACTATCACCAAACAGATTATTCTTTGCTGTAGTGATTACAATATCTGATACTGATTCTACTGCCGCAGCCGCAACTGTCGAGTCAGCGTAGAATGGTAGAGAAGCAGTTGTTGCGTAAGTAATGTATTCCGCTGGTGGTACAGAGAACATATATTTCCATACATAGCCATCGGCAGATTGTATCTCGTATACCGCATCTACATCACTTGTTGATGGTGGAGTACTGGAAGAAGCACCTTCAGCATTTCCTAAGCACTTGAATACTTTGTAAGAACCTTCATTTATAGTGCCATCTAGTATCGTTACGTACATATCCAATGTAGAGATATCTTTAGTATCATCGTAAGCATCGTATACGGTGCCTGATGTCCACGGTCTGATATCAAACATGTATCGAATATCTGCTTGAGTTACTTTGTTTCCAAATATCACACGGCGCTGAAACTCACGTTTTTGAAACTGAGTGTTTTCAATCGTATCGCCTTTAGTAACGCTAGATGCCATTATGTAGTACGTGCTGTCTGGCTGAGAATTATTCATAATGTTCAGCAAAGACGTTGGGAAATAATTGAATAGCGTAGTCTTATCTGAGTTTGAGATACTAATAGCACCACTATCAACATAACTATTCATGTCGGCCGTGAATGCCGTAACGATAGTCTGGTTACCTTCGGTGAAGGAACGATAGAGTTCGTTAGTAGTCTGCACTCTAAAATTTTCTGTTATAATCTTAGCCATTTATATGCCTTTAGCTGTTTATATCTGATTGAACTTTTGCGGTTAAATCTGCTACTAGATTCGCAACTGTTGCAACCAATTCGTCTGTGCCGACAACTGGTGGTGCGAAGAACTCTCTTCTATATAGAGGTCCAATCTCAACAAAGTTATTAGCAACATTCAATTCTTCGTCTAGCGTAAACACCTCAAAGTCTATGTCTACGTCTGTTTCAAACTTATTCACACTATTTATGAGAGGGGAACTGAACAGTTTTGTACCTGCTACAGAAACTTCTTCTTTTACTAGCTTCTCATATTTATCTGGGTTCACAATCGAAGATACGTCATACGAGTATTCTTGGTAGTAATCGTTGTCTCGTATTACCTTAGACTTCTCATTCAAGAATGATGTAGTAGTTTGCCATTTACCTTCAGTGAATCCGCCACCACGTGAGGTCAACTTAGCAACTGCTACGTTCTTTCCGTAGTTTATATTATCAGGATTATCATTTACAAGATAAACTAATTCACCATTGTTGTATTTATATCCTGTGTCAGTGACATTCACTGATCCAACCTGTCCACTAGCAAAGAATGCAGTACCGGTGATATTAGCATTTTGCCCCATAGGGCTAGAGTCTACGTCTTCAAAAGAATCTACGATATCGTATAGATTACCCTTGATGTTGATCTGAACTTCTGGGTCGATCTGATAAAAGGTTTTTGGTCTAAAGTAGAATTGATTACCATCTCTTCTTAGAAACTCTAACTTGACTGTGTAATTGATTATGGGTATAGCACCTGGTTCGTTCCACTGAGACAAGTCTTCGATTTGACGTATCTGAGTTACAACATCACCCTGAAGAAGTAAGAACTCTGGGTTGTTGAACGTCATCACCAAGTCTTTTTGTCGAAAGTTTTCTATCTCTGGCATTTTTATGATTGATGGTATATCGTTCTGATAACCTTCACCAGCATCTGTAATGGTAATCGTGTCGATTTCACCAATCTCATATGTCACTGGAGTAAATGCATCACGAATAGTGGTGGTTAAAGTTTCCGCACCTGAACCTGACATCCCATAATCAGAAGAGTCGAGTGTGACGTTTAGAAAGTCTGATAAAATATCAGGAATCAGCGTCACAGTTTCTTCATTCTTTATAGTAGCAATATTGTATTGTGCTTGAGGTAAGTATGAAGACGTTTTTAGTCCACGAATAGTTACGCCAGTTCTTGAGTTAGTGCCTTCGATATATGCTTCAACATTTTCTGGTAAAACAGGCAATGTGTTATTAGGCACTTTACAATAAATAACAGATCCTTCAAACTTGATAACTTGTACTGTAACGGTAACTGCTGAGTAATTCGGTACTTGTTGGTCATTAGATACGTATCTAACTTCAGCGGCTGTGTACACAATTTCATCGAACGGCTTTATATCATAGCCACTCTCAGCATCTACAACGATAACTTGATTAGTAATAAAGTAATCATTCAGTGTACTATCTGCACTACCGTCTTGCTTTAGAGCATAACCGTAGCCACCTTCTTTCACTCTGAATTCGATAACACCTGTGGTAGTTTCTCGTACAGTCTCTACTTCTGCTTTACCATATACTCCGCTACCGTACTTAGTGATAGTCTGAAGTGAGTTGAGTGATGAGTCAGCGTTAGTAGATTTTATTAGA